CAATCGTCGTGGTGCTGCTAATTTCATTATTGCAACACCTCGTATTTGCGCTATCCTCGAGACTCTTCCAACATTCACATGGCAACCAGTAACGGGAAGTGTTAACACTGCACCAGTTGGTATTGCAAAGGTCGGTTCGATTGGTGGTCGTTTCCAAATCTATCGTGACACTCGTACAGAAGCTCAATTAAATGCAGGTTACACTGCATCAAACGCAGGTCCTCAACCTGCTTATGGAACTCCTCGTTCGAAACCCGTTGATTACGCTTTGCTTGGTTATAAAGGCACTGAATACTACGATAGTGGTATTCTTTACTGCCCATATATCCCTGTTATGGTACAACGCACGATCGGTCCTAACGACTTCTCTCCACGCGTTGGCTTACTTACAAGATATGGTGTTGTTGATCACATTTTTGGTGCATCACTTTACTACCATCTTGTTATCTGCCAAGGCTTGGGTCAATCATTCGTTCCTGGTCAAGCAGCAACTTATCTGTAATAAACACAGATTCAGTACAATTCAAAAAACTCCGGTCTTTGACCGGAGTTTTTTTTTGTGGATTTTTCGCTACAAACATTATAATATATTACGTATGGCAGGAAAAGGATCAAAACCAAGACCAATAATCAAAGAACAATACGATAAAAACTTTGATAATATTATTTGGAAAAAATCAAAAAATGAAGTTGTAAAAAAAAGCATTTCTAAAAAAGGAAAAACCAGCTACAAATATTAATTTAGATAAATAATATAATGCTTGAGATTTCGTTTTTTAATTATTTCAATATACATTCAAAAGCTGTTCTTTTAGAAGGTGGAAACGTCGAAGTGCAACTAAAAGACGGTACTCTAGCAAGAGCGAATAAAATTGATTTAACTTCTGTACCAAGAACAAAAATAATAAACGATTTACTCAGATTTTTTTATAGTTTAAATGAGCAGTTTGAAGCAGAAAACAACAAAAAGATTTGGCCTGATAATTCTTTAATTCAAAACGGGGAGATTTTTAATGGGTCTTCAGAACATTTTTTTAATTTAAAAATTACAGACGAAGAGTTTGTTAAATTTAAGCCAGTTGTAGGAGACATAGATGTGGCTGTACCTTCAACACTAAAAGATCAACTCCAAGTGTTTTTAAGCGAAAATAAAGGAAAAGCTTTTACAAAAAACTGTGTTTTTTTAGGTTCCAAACAAGAGGTAATTGGTGAAGGCCATCAAATTAATTGTTTAATACGAATGTATGACAGTATTAATGTACAAATTGATTTTGAGCTTTTAGAGTATGTAAAAGGAAAACCATCAGAATTTGCTAAATTTAGTCACAGTTCGTCTTGGAGAGATATCGCTGAAGGATTTAAAGGAGTACTGCACAAATATTTAATACAATCAGCTGCTAGCTCTTCTCTAATTCTTACGGACAATGATGTCGTTGTGTTTACTAAAAAGAAACCACAAATAAGCTCACGTTTCGCAAAAGAAAAAATGATAACTCCTAGAAAATTTTCAATTGATAGAGGATTAAGAACGGACGCATATTATCATGCTTCAGACGAGTCCGGTAAACCACTATATCATGGAGGCAAACCAGTCTATAGAGAAACAGAAACCGAACAATCAACGTACCTAACAAAAGTAAAAGAAATTGCAAGAGAAATATTCGGTCAAACTTTTAATCTTAAAGACTTAAACGAATTTTATTCCTTTGGCGGAGTAATTAATCTTTGTAAAAAATATATGTCTGACGTTCAACTGTTAGCTATTTTTAAAAACTTTGTTAATCGCTTATTTGGACCGTTCGTTCAAGGATTTGAACGAAATAATCCCGAACTAGATTATAATATTAAACGAGTTGGTTATGAAAAGGTAAAAACCGAATTTAATATTAAAGATTTTTCACGATTACCTGAAACATACAAAGAACTAATGTCTTTAACGGATCAATCTGATCCTTTTTTAATTTCAGTACAAACGTATTACAAAAACTATAGAATGTCTTAATTTTTGAAGAAAATGAAATTTGTTACTAACAGTGTTAAAGAAAATTTTTGTTTGTTTGTAAAGAAAAAACAAGTTCTAACTGAATCGGTTAGCATGTTGGATATAAGCATTCCGTCGCTCGAAAAGTCTAAAAACAAATTACCAGAACTCTCTAAAGTGCCTGTAGAAATAACTGAAAAGACTGATGGTGTTAAACTAACGGTTCTCCGCAACAGTAAACAATTTTCAAAAAACTGGAAAGAGAATTGGATTGTTTCGTATAAAGGCAACGTAATTTATCCTGAAGATTTTTCAGGCATTTCACCGGAAATGTCAAATGACATTAAACATAAATCTATTGGTACTAGTCAATATACTTACGTATTTGAAATGCTCAAACGAGCTCATAAACAACAAGAAACTCAAAATATAAAACCAAACACAGAATTGTTTTTTGAGTTTATGATGCGAAAGCCGACATTAACAAGAGAATACAATTCATACCACGAACTTGTTTTATTAGCTGTAGCATCAACAACATATGAGGAGCACTTTGGTCGTTTGTCTACAAAACCAAATCAAATGTTTAATACAAAAGATAGAAAAAGAATCGCTGAAATACTGAAAGTATCTACACCTAAGACACTCTTTACAGGAACACTAGAAGAATTAACCAAAACGAATAATCCTGATGAAATTTTAGTTACACTGAAAGATGTTTTTTTGAAAATGCCATCTCAATATGGAGGAGCAATGGAAGGAATTGTATTGGAATTTGCAAATGGTGACTTTTTTAAAATTATTCAAGAAGATCAACACGACAAAGAATTAAGAAAACATATTAAACAAAAACATTCTTCTAAAAATCCAAATTATTATCAAGAAATAAAAAAACTTGCATCTGATTTAGTATTTTCTGTGGGTGAAGCAACTGACCTCAAAAAATCCTTAAAAACCCTTTCCCTACAAGTTTACGGTTTAAAAAACGACTTAGCAATACAAAGCATAGATCCCGAACGTGCTTTAATTAACATTAAAGATGATTTGTTCTTGACAGCTAAAACACTTTTGTTAAGAAAACTCTTAGGAAACAATAATGCTCTATTTGTTGGACGGTTTAGTCCTTTAACAATTGCACATTATAATATATTAAACAATGCATTATCGCAATACGATTCAGTAACAGTTAATATTGTTAAAGGTGAAAAATCTAACAAAGAACAAAACCCATTTCCTTTAGAAGTTCAAGAAAAAATGCTTAAAAAATGCTTTGGGAATAAAATTGAGATCACTTCAACTAACACTGGAAATTTAGCAACTATTTTACAAAAACCTTCAAAATTAATCAGTAACATACTTGCTGGCAGTGATCGTTATGAAGGATACAAATATCAACTACGAGACAATTCCGATATAAACGTAAAAGAAATTCCAAGACTTGATGATGTATCTGGAACAAAAGTAAGACAAAGCTTAAGAGAAAACAACTTACCTGTTTTTCAAAACAATACACCTAAACAAATATGGGATATGTTTGAAGAATTACAGCAATATCTTTCTTAAGAAAGTACGGAAATTTCTAAAATTTTATTCAAATAATTAGATGATAATTTAGTAGAAGCTGTAGGAACCTTAGAACAGTTTAAAGAACTAATTCTATAATCAAAAAACAATAAATTTTCATCTTCATAATGCTCTACATTAAATGGTATAGGAACATCAAAAGTTTCTTTTTGTTTTTTTTCGTTCAACAAACAAAGCTGAATAAAAAAATTAAATCTCTTAAAAAGCAAAAGTCTTCCTTTTCTTATTGATTTTCCGCTTAATAAAAACAATACATCCCTTTGCAAGCATTTTACTAAAAATGCTTCACCTGGTATTTTATCAAAAGATGTAAAAAACAAATCGTTCATTCTAAGTATTCATAAAGGTAGCTTTGTGTCTTGCGGACATATTTACCAGTTGTTCATTAAAGTACTTCCAAAATTTCGAAGGATCTGGTGATGTATTTATCACAGCAATTACTTCTACATCATCACAATTAATCATTCTCCAATTTTGTAAAAAAATATCCCACGACACTACAAGGTTTTTTGAACCTGGATCATAATTCAAATGACTGTGAGTTGGCATAAAGTGCAGCACTCTTTTGCCCGGAGTTGATAAAAGTAGTGTTTTGTCGTTTGTACACAACATTCTTCTGTAATCTTTGAACCCAGTCTTCTTTATTCGTCTCCGAAAACGAAGTTCTACTGCATTTGTCATCAGCAACCTCATTAAAGACTGTCTGCCAAGTCGCATTATTTAGCGGAGCAAATTCCAAAAATACGCTGTTCGTTTAAGAAAATAACCGTCTTTCCTCCTTTGTGTATACCGACTATTCCTTTATCTCCTGGAAAAATTATATAACTTCCTGGTTTTACTTGCCTAGCATCCGGACCAGCTAAAATAACTTTTCCTACTCTCCATGCTCTCTGATCAACAACAGATTGAGGTAATACAATACCGTTTCTTACCAGAGATTGTCCGTCTTCTGCTACATCTGCATATTCAGCTAAAATAACGTCTCCTAACAGCTCTGTTATTTCATAGTCTTCCGGAAGAGGACAATCTCTATACATGTCTAAATCAGCAATTCCGTTATTGTTTCTGGCTAGCTTGTGAGAGTGTGGTGTTTGTTCTGTCATATTGAATTACTTACCGTTTCAAAATAACATATCAACTACCAATTTAAAAGAGAATTTACTTCACGCGTGCTGAGTTCTAAATTCGATGCAATCGCATTTACCTTTGCTTTGTTTTTGTCTTCTGTTTCTTGTAAGTTACTTTTTTTTATATATTTAATTTTAGGCAAACTCGAAACTGTAGGCATTGAAGCTAGCATTAGCTTGTAGTGAGCTGTTTTATTTTCTAAAACTTCTTTTTGATTGCTAAGCAAATTAATATTAGAACACAACGTTGGATTTATAAAAGAAATCCAACGATTTACCATAAAAGGACTATAATGATCTAAAGATAAATTGCCTTTTTTGGTTATGAAAATATCATTGAGGTAATCAAAAATTGTCACGTTGGGATTCTAAAAAAATGCTGTTTGCTAGATAATAAAATGATTCATTTGCTTTTATTTGAAATTTTTCGATATCTGAAACATTCAAATAAGCAAGTTCTGTGCTTTCGGGCTCTAAAGAAAAAAACACATGAAAAAGAAATGAGGTTTTTACGTGATTTGTTATAACTATCGTTGCTTGTTTACCTTCAGTCATTAGAGAATTTTCATTCATATAATACTGTGTATTTGTCAATTCGGATGCTATAGAACCGACTTGTAACGAAAACAGTCGCTGAAAACACACTCCTGCAAAATTACCTGAATTTAAAAGCTCTGCACAAAAAACTAGAGATTTTTTAATAGAAAAATTGCCAATTTGAGTTGGAGAAACAAAAGAAATTATGTTTCCAATAGGAGACATAGTTTCTTTAAAAATTTCATTAGAAAACCGTTTCTTTATTAAGACACATTCGTATATTCCTTTATTTGTTATTTTAGATAGTTGATCTGATTGAAGAATCATTTGCAATATTTTTTCTTAAACGCTTCGTTTGCTACCTTCCAGTCATTAGTAAGCATAGAATCTCCCATACCAAAATGAGTTACTTTTATGGGAAGAACTCCACATGTTGCTTTGTGTTGGTTTGCTCTAAGACAAAAAGATATATCATAAAAGTGAAAAGAAAAATCTTCATCAAAATATAAATTTTTGTTTGTTAGCAAATTCATATTGCAACAAATAAACAAACCATCAATTACGAGAGCTCTGGATTTTGTTGGACCAAAAACAGTAGTCCACGTGTTAGTATCTTTTGAATGAGCTACTTCACCAACAAAATCATTATTTGCTGCAAGATGCCACGCTAAATGCTGTGCATTCTGATTGAAGGATTTTGCACCAGCAAGGCCGGTAATTGCATAAGGACTTGTTGTTAATTTTTCATAAATAAATAAGTCTTCTATAACAACATCATCATGCACGAATAAAATAAATTTGTGTGAGTTTTGAGGATCTTTAAGAATTTCGTTGTATCGAACAGACAACCCACGGTTGTTGTTTTTAAAAATATGATATTTGATGTTTGAATTAAGCTTAGACAAGGCAACCAAACTAGGGTAAAGAGGTCTTTGTGAGAACTCTTGGTCCGTTTTGGCTTTTGTGCAGGTTACAATTAATAATTCGCTCATATATTGCAGAACTTTTGCTTTAAAAATAAAACGTTTTTTCTAGCTAAATCTTTTTGATCTTGTGTTAAATTATAATGAAAATATTCGTTTGTGGTTTTTACTCTCAATGTGTCTCCCATTTCAAAGTTGATGTTGTTTACTGCAGCCAATACTGTGTAACAACTATCTGAACTTCTAATATTAGAAATGTTGTTTTTCAAATAAAAATCAAACTCTGTTGGTTCTCCCATACCCAATAAATGTAGAGGTTTTTTAAGTAAATTTTTAGATAACAGCTCTTGTACACATTGGTTCCTAGAAAGGCCTATCAACTGATCGTCGATTGCATTGTTCCAGCATTTAGGAACAGCAATTTTGCTTAAACCGATACACCCGACATAAGGACAAGCAAGCATATTAATATAACATTCCATCCATTCAAATTTGGTTTTTCCTTGAGGACAAGCAAGAAGAGATGTATGGTTAAACAACATTCTCTCATCCATTTTTTTTACAAACGAGTGAAAATTTTGCAATGTTTGGTTTTTGTCGAAAAGAACATCAGGTGGAATTACTTCGTTGGGCTTCAATAGTTCAACTGCCCACAATAAATCCTCTTCTGATACAAGAGAATGTTCTGCTGCTGCATTGTCTAAGGTAATAAAAGCATCGGGAATGTTTTTTCTAATATTTAGAAAATAATTCCTATAATTTTCATCAAGTTTAAAGTGATGGCATAAACAAAAATACCGATCACCATTATCCATCATATCTAAATGTTTGTTGGGTGGAATTACGTAAAATTTCATGTCATTCATTTCTTTCTAAAATATACTGTTTAACTTCCAAAATTCCGAGATTTATATCTCCGGCTTCTGCTTCTTCAAAGGTTTGCTTGTCTCCTGTTCTAGCTCTTTTAATATATCTATCTTGTCTAATACTTTTAGGACACTCTATCCATAACAAAGTAGCATCCTTAAACGACTCAAGTATGCTTTTTTGTCTAACTCCTGATATAATCAAATCGGAATATTGATTATTCAAGACTTCATCCTTTAATTTACTAACTATAGTTTGATCTAATGTTTGTGAATCTTGCAATACTTGTCTGTTATCGGTTGCAAGCAATGAGCGTACGATATCACCTACTTCAATATAAACGCCGCTAGAAATCGATGCTAGTGCCTTTGAGTAGGCAGTTTTACCAGAACAAAGTTGACCACACACAAAAGAAATCATTTATATACCTTAGCTCCGTTTTCGTTGTCTTCAAGCACTTCAACTGATTCACATTCAAAAATAGTTAATAGCCGTTCTGCTAACATCTCGCAACTCATATATTCTAAATCAGCAAAAGCTAAAAAGCTATTAGCAGTGTTTCTTTTAAAAGAGTTGTCTAAATAATCTAAAACTTGCTTTTTAAAGAGTATGATTTCTACATCACGATCTGAATGAGTTACGCTTTTTTCAATGGTAACATAAAACACATGCCTGTGTTTGTCTTTCAAAAAATGAATTTCAGGGTTGTTTGGTAGAGCGCTTTCTACTCCAGGCCAATTGTGCAAAGCTTCATACTGCAGTTTTACAATTATGTTGGTTTTCATAGAAGTTAGTATCCAATAAAAAAGGCTTTTTGCAACAACAAAAAGCCTTTTTATTATGAAATGTTATCGTTTTATTAACCTTCAATGCAAGCAAATTGCCCGAGCTTATTGCGCACATTATAATAACGAGGCATCAAAACGACATCGTTGGTTCGATCAACGAATCCGACAAAGTTGTATTTGGAAGTATTCAGGTGTCGAGAAATAATCTTTTCTTTTTTTGCTTGTGGAAGACCACTATCGACATGCCGTTTACCTGTGATTTGACTGATTTTTTTAATTAATGTAGTGTTCATTAGAAATACAAATGTACTTCTAAAAAAAAATAGATCAACAATAAAAAACTAAAATAATGCATCGATGTTAGCAAATCTTGTAAAAGTGTTTATCTTTATAACCATCACGGCGGCGTTGTGCCTATGGTTTGTCCTTCGGTGCATGGGCTCCAGTCAGTTATGTTCCATTTCCAACCTTTATTAATACTACAATTATCTAGCCAGCTTAATTGTAGTTTAGCTGTTGCATCTGTTTTAACAGCACTCCAACCAGGATTGTCGGATAAATCTAAGTACCCATATGTAATCGAGTTTGTTTTTGCTCCTTGATATATTATGTTTATTAATGTTTTAAGATTGGCTGTTGGAATGTTGTTATCTGCTAAATCAAGATGATCGATTCTATCGCATCCGTTAATACAAATTCCGGTTAGTTTTTTGTTAGAGAAACTCCCACTCATGTCGATATACTCTAATGCTGTACAATTGCTAAAATCAGCATTTCCTCCTGGATTCATTCCTCCAACCATATTCCATAAACCATCGCCTATGCTAACTTTCGTTATTGATCCATGATTAGATGCATTTATTTTAGTGATATTATGTCCAAACCCCATTGTGCTAAATTCCGTAAGAAAAGGCATTACTGTTAGATCAACCTGGATTCCTGAGTATGCATCTTCACAACCATCACTAAACCAAGTTACAGCAAAGATTTTTTCTACATCAGTTGCGGTGGCAGTGCTAACATACATTTTTTTGTCGTATTTGTTAAACCATATTCTCGTAGGTCCTCCCCAAGCACCGTCAATAAAATCGTGAGGAGGAACATATGTTTTGCAAGTAGTTAAAGCACAATTTATATTTACAGCCCAAGCGGTTCCAGGATGATTGGGTATCGGACATGGATTAGATATAGTCGGAGTTTGTGTTCTTGTCTGCGTTGGTGTTCTTGTCTGCGTTGGTGTTGATGTTTGAGTTTGAGTGGGAGTTTTAGTTGGATCTGGAGTCCTCGTTGGTGTCTTTGTTGGATCTGGAGTTCTTGAAGGAGTAACAGTCGCTGTTTGAGTTGGCGTTTGAGTTTGTGTTTGTGTTGGGGTTGGAGAAGCTGTTCTTGTAGGATTTGGAGTTGCTGGAGGAGTTGCTGATGAGGTTGGGTTAGGAGTTGCAGCTGGTGTTGCTGAAGGATTAGGAGTAGGAGCAGCTGTTGCTGAAGGATTAGGAGTAGGAGCAGGTGTTGCTGAAGGATTAGGAGTAGGAGGAACAAATGGCTTTGTTGGGGTTGGAGTTGGTGTGCCTGAAGGATTAGGAGTAGGAGGAACAAACGGCTTTGTTGGGGTTGGAGTTGGTGTGCCTGAAGGATTAGGAGTAGGAGGAACAAAGTTCTTTGTTGGCGTTTGAGTTGGCGTGCCAGAAGGATTGGGAGTAGGAGGAGGAGTTCCTGTTGAATAAAATATATAACTACTAAAAGAAGATTTGTTAAAGATTAAATAAGTTTGATTGGGCTCAAATCTATCTAACGTATTTAGAAAATTTAAATTGGGATCTGAGTACAAATCATAATTCCACGTTAACCAAGAACCCGTAGAATCTACCCATAATACATCTTGCAGCTCGTTTACAAAGCTTGCTGCAGAAATTAACAAAGGAGAAGTTCCTCTATATTCGGCAATTTCAGTTTGTCTTGTAATATATCGAGTTGTCGGAAAAGTTTCTGAGTCTGAGTAGATTGAGTAAGGAGGAACTACACTGGCTGCGTTTGAAATTATGTATCCATCTCCTGATTTAAACTCTTGCAGATCGTTGAAAAGATGTTGACCGGATGAATAAAATACATACAACCAAGACAAATAACCAGAAAACGTAATATTATCAGTTGCATAAGACAAACCATATATTTGTTCAACTTTAGCTAAATTAGTTAAAGTCGATATTAATTTTGTTGAGGCACCTCTGTACTCAATTAAATTTAATCCAATGTTTGTGAGGTTTTTCATTGTTATAAGTCTATTCTAAATCCGTTTGTAGGTGTTGTTGTTGGTGTACCATCCGTTGAAAAAAACGTATAATTATTACTAGCGTAATTAAGAATAAATTGTGTAGATGTTGTTCTATAATTTTGAGACACTACAATTTTTCCAATTAAAGTAGAAGCAAGATAAAGAAATAAAGTACTAGGTAAAGCTCCAGGAACAGCCAAAGGGGTAAAAGTCAAAGTAGATCCTACCAAATTTACCGTTAGCGTAACTCCGTTGCCAGCACAATTAACGCATCCGACTAACGAATCTTGAGTTAACACGGTTGAAGGCAATAATGAAGCTTGTGACGGAGTGATTGTTATCGTAGGAGTTGGTGTATTAGTTGGAGGTGTTCCGTTGCTTGCTAAACCTATTAAAACATTAGACGTTGCTATTGAAACTCCTGAAAAGTCTAAAGCTTCTATTGTGAATGCATACCTATGTGTACCACTAGGAGGACAAGGTCCCGCCCAACCATTTAAATTAGCAGGAGTACCAAAAGTAGAAAAGTCGTTCGGATTAATAATTGCTCCTATATTCCAAGAACCGTTTTCGTTGATACTCGTTTGAGATACATCTATGTTGTTTACTGACCAATGAACAAAAGATGCAGCATCTAAGTCAATACACCTTAATTTCCAACTCGAGACGTTAGATGCATTTCCAGTTATTGTCCATTGAAGTTGCGGGCTAGTATTTAGTCCAGTACAAGCTAGTTGGTTATAAAAATAATTATTTGTAATGTAACCTAAATGAGTGAACGAACTGCTTTGCAAATTAATAGATAAAAGCGATTTTGTTTGAGTTGGTGTTTGTGTAGGAGTTGGCGTTTTTGTTTGTACAGGAGTAGGAGCTGGAGTATCAGTCGGAGTAGGAGTCGGCGTTGGAGGAAGATTAGTTCTGGTCGGCGTAGGTGTTACAGGAGTTTCATATGTGCAATAAAAATAAACAGGATATGAACTAAATGCTGGAGTGAACGTTGGGGACACTTCTACATTAACAAACGCACAATCTTGAATAAGCAAATTGTATGGCTGAGCAAGAAGAAATTCTACCGAGTTTGAATTGCTTCCATATGAAATTGGAATTAGATGATCGTAGCTCAATGAAACTCCATTTGTAAATGATAATACATTAGTGAACTTCACTTGTATATCCACGTCCACGTTAAAACGAGTGTGAACGTTGTGCTTAATTCTCACAGAGCCAGAGCTATAATAAGTGTCTACATACACAGGATTCGCAAGAGCTGCATCTAAACAGCTAAAATAAAAGGAAAATGTAAAGTTTTGACCACCCATTCCGAAATAACTTAAATCATTACCAGATCTAACTGGCTCTACAAGACCGTTTCCTTCAGGCAAATAAAATCTAATATCCACCGTTCCAAAATTATTACACCCGTTGTCTTTAATGTTTTTTAGTTCAATTATGTTGTCGTCATCTTGTCTGAGATATGTTTCATCGAAATGATACACGTTTGCGAATTCCATTGGACAGTTAAAATCAGGTTCTTGAACTGATAATAATATATTTGATGAACCTATAAAAACGTTGGGTTGATTTCTAGCTAAATAAGCCGTTCCGATATAATATCCATTCAAAAAGATTCTAAAATCATCATCTGCATTATTACAAGTTGGGCACAATGGATTTAGCGCATAGTCACAAAAATTGCTATTGCATATCTGAAAAACGGGAATCCAAGGAGGACAAATGCCAGACAGAGGAGGAGGATAAACTGGACACTTTATAATTGATGTGTCAGAAGAAAGTACTACAGTAACGTTTGAGACAGAACATTGAGAAAAATCTTGTAATGCTTCTCTTTTAACCGGACAATCAGGATCGAAGTATTGAAACACTGTTTCTAGATTAGCCCACAACTGAGCAGCAATTCTGTTAACTACAGCATTAGAAACAATTTCGTTTTGACCAATTGTTATGTCTTCTTTGTCGTAAACTAAATATGTCGGCTTTTTGCATCCTTCTGGTTCATAAAACAATGAACCTCTAATCAGCTCGATGTTATCCCATAATCTATGGAAAGAACGTAAATAAACCCAGGGTTGTACGTATTCTTCTTTGTGAATCAATACGTCATCTATTTCCCAAAATATTTTTTTTGAGATGTTTGATTTTGTGTCAACTAACCACATTAAATCAGGAACTTTAAATATTTTATCATAAGAAGTAATGTAGAGATTTCTAAATCTGTCTTGCGTTATAGAAGAAAATCCAGTAAATATTTTATTGTTTTTGCATTTATGGTCATTTACTATATAATAAGCTAGCTTTCCGGTTTTAAAATATTTTACCACTCCTGTATCGTAAACGACATATATCATTTCTCTGTTGTAGTTTGCGTTTATTTTTTGTGGTTTTTTTGCTTCTTTTGTTAAGTTATACTCGAACAAATAATCTCCCTCATAGTTGAAAACTACTACCGTGTTTTCCGTAAGAACATGTACGTTGCTACTAGAATCCACACACATGCTAAGAGGAGGATAACTATCAAAAATTTCGTGAGTAAAAATGCCGAGATTTGTGCCGTTAAAGGTAAATTTTTTAATGCATGAGTTGCCTGTGTCTGCAACCCAAACGGTATCGTTATTATCGACATGTATATCTAATGGAAGATTAAATCCTATAGGATCGGTTTTATAACCAAACCGACCCCAAGTAGTAAATAAATTAAATTTATTGTTAAAAATTTTAAAAACACTAACTACAGACAGGGCTTTGTCGAGAACAAACAGCTCTCCTTCTTTTGTTGCATCTATAGCGTTTATTTCTTCAAAAGGAAACAAATCTTCATTTATACCTTTTCTGGAAACAAATGTTCTATTATAGTCTAAATTATATAATTGCAGCTCTGATGCAAATGCCGAAACAAGTTGGTTGGTTTTTTCTATGTAAGCAACATCTTTCACCGTACAACGAAGAATTGTATTGCATGTCGAAAAAGGAAAAAACCCAGGATCTATAGTTGAAATAAACCAATTGCTTGGATCACAATTTAGCTTTGGTGGTTCTTGTTCACATCTTTCGAATTTCCATTTTTTAGCAAAACGGTTTCGACATTTTGCTAATTTCCATGTAACCCAAACAGAATTTGATGTCCGCTTTCTTGAACTCCACTTCCATTCAATGCAGTATTTTCCCATGCATGTGGGGTCGTAACTCTCTTCGCAGCTGTGATAGTTCCACGTGAAAAACCCATTTGGTTGATCAATTGGGCATTCCATTCCAGCCCACTCTCGTTTGGCATCATCAGGAGGACATTCTAAATCCCTAAATGTTCGAATTGGAATAAACTCGCCTGCTAAGTCTTGATTGTCTTTGAAAAACAGTTTAGTTGTAGTCCATCCGTACAAGCAAGTTTTTTTCTCGTATAATTTGGTGTAAACATCAATTGTCGAACACGTATCATAGAGCTTTTTGATAATGCTGTTAATGTTGTCTTCTGTAACCCATTCGTTTGGAGATAATCTCGGAGAATCAAGATATGGAAACTCAATATTTGTAAAGTCAGTTTGATAGTATTTTGGTTCTACCGTATCATATTGATTAACAACTTCCAGCATGTTGTCTAGTTTGACTTTAAAGTGCGCTTCTTGTCCAGATATTGCATTACGTGCTACTACAAATACATACAAATCCATAACTCCTGTGTCTGTAAATGATGTAATTCCAGTAAGAGGAGCATTAGTTAAAATAATAGTGTCTGTTGCTTTTTCTGAAAAAATTTCAATGTGTTTAAAATCGTAAATTGAGTTTTTATCAATTAACACTTCAAATACTACAGGCTTGTAAATTTCGTTAAAGTAGTTGGGAGTATAAACTCTACTAAAAGGCAATGGGCTTATAATTGCAGAGGCTTGATCTACTTGAGTGTTGATTCGCTTGCACCAATCGAATGGATATAAATCAATACCGGAATATTTTTCCGAAGAAACTTTTAATGTTATAGTTGTCGGTACGACCGGTGACGCTTTAAAATAATCTAAAATTTGATTTGATAACTCATCATATGCTAATTGGAAGTTGTATGCATAAATGTTTGATAAAAACGGAGTGTTGGTAAGTACGTCGTCTATTCCACCCCATATTCCTGCTCCGGATTCTCCAATAATTGACCACTGCGTTCCAATAAATTGCTCAATTACTACCGTTGCAGTTAACGGAGGAGTGACTTGAACATATGATAAAAAATATTGTGGTTTAAAATTTGTTGGTAAATTGAATTCTGAATATAAAAACGGTGAACCGAATACCGTTGGTTGAGCTGGAGGGTATGGCAAAACTTTTATAGAATCCTTTAAAATGTGGTTTGTTGAAGATGGTCCTCCAGTAACACTATAAGTTGATGTAAAAAATGAGTAAAACTTAGGCTCTCCAGTAAAATCATCATAAGTAATGACTGGACCATTAACTTTAATATTTTGATCGTATACCAACAAACTAATTGGGTATTCAGCTGTTTGGTTTACTGTTGTGTAAATATCTACATAAGCAGTATTAGATCCAGGAACAGCTGTTAAATCTATTGCTGTTGTAGGTTTAGCTGAAATTGTTTGCGTAAGCGTTTCTAATTCATTTCCAACAAACCAAACTGACGATACTGGAGTTGTTTCGTTAATACAAGAAAGACAAAACGTTTCTGTGTGACATTCCCCATAAAAAGACGTTCCCCTGCTTCCTGTGTAATTTGTTGCAGATAATATAAGTACCTCTCTATAACCAGCTCCAGTTATATATGGAACATAACGAGGGTATGTTATAAAATCTGCACTGGGAATAGTATTCAAAAACGATGCGGATAAATCAAAATATTTAAAAAAAGTGGGATTTGCTACACCTATTAACCAAACATTAATTGTGCTAACACATTCGGTTGTACAGTCAAACGAAAAGGTTTGTTCGTACTTGCCTGCAACCGTTTGAAGTAATGGAGTAAATGGCTCATGATTAAATGAAATTTGTGCTATATAAACAAGATCGTAATTGGCATCTGGCTGGTCTAAATCTGAAAGCTTGAGAGTAAACGTATATGGAGAAGAACTTGTGTTTCTATAAAACACAGAACCATTTGATGCTCTTTCATAATTAACGAATAAATCTACAGCCATTTGAATTTTGAATATTATTTATGGCAATTACCTTCAGAATGCCAGACAAAAACATTAAAAACAATTTTAATCTATCCAATCGATTTGATAAAAATCTGAGTGTCCTGGCTGAAGGTCGTTTGCTGCTTGTAGGATTTGTGTAGCAATTAAATTTTTTGTCGATTCGTCTGTAATGCCGGAGCCTCTTATTTTTATTTTGTATAGAATAGACTTAGATCCGGGAATTTTATTTTTAAACAATCTTTCTACTTTCTCTAAATAATGAGTAGAAGGAGATGGAAGTGCCCAAAAAACATCACTAGCTTTCCAAAAGCTTTTTAGAAAAATATCTAATTTTGTCTCGTCTATAGCATAATCATAAATTTTAATATCTGCAATTTTTCCTACAAATAACTGAGCTGTTCTTTTTACTTCTTCGTTAAACCCTGATTGCGAACCACCAGAGCAACCAAGAAAAAACAAAGGTTGCAGCTCGTATGATAAACCGTATCTGCCACCATGAGAAAGCTCGAGAAGTTTTGAGCTATTTGAATATAATGAAAATGTCTTGTTTTTGTACGTTAACGTTAAAAACTGCCAAGTGCTGTCTTCCCATTTGTCTAGAGGAATTCTTTGAACAAAAGATTTAAAAATTAAATCTTTTTTGGCTCCATCTTTAAGACTAGCTTTTATTGAAATTCTGTTTTTATTTTTAATTGGAAAAAGTTGATTAAACACTCGTTTGTACTCATAACCAGTAAAATCTCCAGTAACAACAAATTCCATTTTAGTTGTATCTTGTTCTAAAGAAACTAAAAGAGACGGATTTAAAACAGAAAGCAAATTTATCGTTTTTATCAATTCTCCAGAGAGATTATAAATATAAGCGTAAAAGTGATTAGAAAAACAAACAATAGCCTTCCAAGTGTATTCGTTTGTTTTCCGATTGTAGCTTGCAAAAAAGCTAATTTTTTTAGATGAGGAAGGTTGTTCGATTGTTTTTATTTGTTGAGTAAAAACTGGAGCCGGAAAGGGAGGATTTTGTGTGTCAATTACTGTTAAATTATTTAGACCGTGCAAAACCCATAAGTTGTTAAAAGGATCTATTGAAAACGCTTCTGCTTTATCTTCAAATACGTAAAATAACTCAAAAGATTCGTTGTTTGTTTTTCTATAAAGATTTCCATCAGCTGAAGAAATAGTCCACACTGTAGTTTCAATGGCTTTTGCATCTAACGAGTTTGGTATTACAACTAATTCGTGAAAATCGTCGTTTGTGTTATATATGTAGCATAGTCGATCGGTTTCTAAACTAGCTTGAGGTAATTGCTCTATAGCGTTTAAAAACTCATCAAATGTATACAACATAGATTTAGTTCTAAGCTTAATTGTCGAGTTTGATCCTAATATTATTTCAAGTGGCTCTTCTGTAAAATCTATGTATTCAAAAGGAACGTCGGTTGTTTTTGAAGAGGCCAACAATTTACCTGTATGATCTAACTTGTAAATCAGCCCTGTGTTATCTTTGGGACAAACGATAACGTTTTGATTTTCATCTACTAAAGAAAATGCTCCTCCTATTGGAACCGTTGGTGCTATTTGTATTGATTTATCAAAATATCCATTTCCGTCTTCATTTATATATAATAAATGACCGTAAAACGTTTCAGAAATTACAAAAAACGGATAACTGATAGGAGACTCTATAAAGACGCCATACCCTCCTTTTGAAGAATAATTGCCAAACAATTGAGTGGTGTGCATACTATTCCACGTATCCGAATAAGCCCAAAACGACACAGTAAATTCATTTGTTGGATTAAAGTTGTCTTCGTAATCTACTGATACCTTTGTTGTGTAATTTTTATTAAATTCAATAACTTGTTTATTAACATGAAGTTCTTTGCTTGAAACAGTATAATATAAATTAGATGTTGGCGAATCAGACTTAATAAGAACAGTTCTTGACGAACTGGATTTATCTGGCTGTTGGTCACCCCAATTACTTAAATCTAACAACAAAAATTGAGAAGAAAGACCAGCAAATGAATTTTCAATAGTTGCTGCATTTGTTTCACCAGAATGGAAATATTTGTACAATACACCAGGTTCAAAAGCTAGTCTCGAAGGTATATCTCTAAATATTGACGTTGTTGTACTAAAGGAAGGGGCCTCAAATAATTGCTGTTCAGCTAAAGTGTAAGAAAAGTTGCCCGGATTATAAAACCGATCTAACCATTGAAGTACGCCAGATTCGCTCCTGAACAACCAACTGCAATACCATACGCCATCAGCATTATCTAAAGGCGTTCCGTGGTGAGTTGAGTTCCCAAAGTTTTTTTTGCTTTTAAATATGCGATCAGATGCTGCCGGAAAAGGACCTCCAGTAGCTCCACTAATAGCTAGGTCGCTTTGTTTTAGTAAAACTGGACTTGCAAAAGAACCGACGTGAAAATATGTTTCTTCGTCTTTTTTAAACACTACTTCTTTTCCATCATATTGATAACCAAAGATTATTTTTTCCGAACCTTCTTCTCGGTTTTTATTAATATGGAGCTTGCTGTAAGTTCTATTACTCATATGGATGGCAAGAAAGTTCCAGTCGATGTAAAATTAGTTTTTAACATTGCAACATTAACGTTTACTTCATCTGTTTCCGAAGCCCTTATAGTAGGACATGAAATCAAAAAGTTTGTACTTTTTGTACGTTCTTGTTTAATATTAAGATTGTTTCGATTTTCCGAAGAAAATAGCTCATTAAAATATTTAATTTCGCTGCTTTCAGGCAATGTGTTATAATTTAATGTTGGAGCTGTTTTAAACTCTGCTTTAAATCTGCACGGATTGACTATTGTATCGTTTAGTTCAAGGCCAACTGCTCTCACTATTCTATCTGACCCAAAGGAAAGAAATCGATAACCTTCTTTTGTTAATACACGAAAGCTAATTAACCCTTTGCTGTATTCCACATCAAACAACCTATTTGATGCGTTAGCCGTTCCAGTTGCTTCGTTTGCTATTCTTGCCGTGTATGGATAGTCGTCATCAATTCGAATGTATTGAGTTTTATTAATTCTAAGCTCAGACAAAGAACCTGAGATGGGTACTATGTTAATGAATAGCTTTTCGCCTACTCCTCCAACGAACAGCTGATGCTCAAAATGTTTGATGTAATTGTTATCAGTCTTTAAAAAAAGACTTCCGGAAATAGTTCCAGCACTAACGGTTTTACCAAAATTAGCAAAGACGCTACTTAATGTTTTGACGGTTGTTAGCATTAAGCAAGTTTTATTGCTCAAAGCTGCATCTTTATAATTTTGCAATACGTCATGCTTGCAAAACGTTAAACCTCCTTGCAAGGACACAAGCTGGTGTTTAAAGTCTTGTTTGGTATAATAATCATAAACAAGAGTTACTGGTTTGAGATCCGCTAAAGTATAGTTGTTTATTTTAACAGGCATTTGAGTGTTTATACTTAATGGGTGTTATATGAAGAACTCTACTCCAGATAAATAAGGCACTTGATAAGGAATAAAGTTTGAATGTTTTGCTGTTCCTGGAACAAACGGATTGAATGTATCAACCCTAACATTTTTTGTTAAAGTTCCATATCCATAGAAATTTTCAATAATTACATCGACAAACCCCGGGCTAGCTGCAGAAGGCATCACAAAAGTTAAATATTCGCCTGAATCTCTTTCAATTTTCCACATAGTGCTACTCAACATTATTCCAAAGAAAGGAGGATTATTTGCTGAGAGATTAGGATAAGAGGCAAAATTATCATATAAAATAGAATCAGAAACAAACGGCAAACCAGACAAATATATGTTTTTTGTACTTTTAAGCTCTGATCCATAAACAACAAATGTTCTTTGAGTTCCTACTTTTAAAGAGTGAGGTTGAATCAATTGAGGCTTTGGAGGCACAGCATCATAAAAGACTTTATCGCTACTACTTAAATCTGAATATTTTGTTATATCTTCTGTTAATAAAAACTCAGAAGGAATATTTGTAATGTTTTCAAATGTAGATTTAACTTCGTAAATATTGTTAATAGAAGGTCTGGCTTCTGCTGATTGAAAAATCCATCCTTTGAACACAAATGAAAGATCCGCAACAACTCTAGCAACAGTTGAGCTATTTATGTCGTTCGGGTATTGAATGTTGATTGATCCACCCCAAATAACTTGCGAGCGAATTTCAAAATCAGGTCTTTTGGGTGTTCTCCACGATACAACAAAATATGGATTAATATAAGGAATAATATGTGATATTATTTGATCCATATCTTCCTGATATCTCGTCATTATAGACACGTTGATTGTTAAATCTATAGGAAGCGGGGTTTTTTCATTAACAGAAGTTTTTGTGGTGTTTGGAACATTATAGGTTCCTTGTATTTTATTCCAAACTCTACTAGAGTCTCGAGAAATCCCACCAATATAACACGCAATAACAGGTAATTTTAAATTTTGATCTCTATCTAACAAATCAGCAAGCACTCGTTGCTTTGGAGCATAAACTATGCGTGTTTTAATTTGATCACGAGGTTCTTTGTGTACGTTAAACCGTTTAACTACAATGTCGGACATGCTGTTCAAAAACATTGTCATCATTGTTCTCGTTTCGTGATCGTAAGTATATTGGATCATAGAAATACTTAACTAAAAACAAACGAGTTAGACTGCACTAAACTCTTAAAAATTAAACTAATTATAATCTGGTCTATATCCTGAAGACTCTTCCCAATCTTTCTTTGCTCCGGATATCATATCATTAATATAGTCGTGTTCTGATTTTTCAAAACCTTCAGTATCTCCGATTTTTAAATCCTCGTCTTGAGGCTCGAGAATGCCGAGTTTTATAAAAGATTTAACTTCTTTTAAGCCAAAACCAAATTTTCCAAAATGATTCACAAATTCCTTACCAGTAAATGTATCTCCAGAAAAATAATCAGCTAATCTTTGATAAGCTGTTCTTATATCTCCTTTAAGTGTTCCAGCAGGTAGTTCTTCGTATTTGTTGAAATAATATTCTACTTGTGGAGAGAATTCGACAGAAGATTGAGATGACTGTTTGCTGGCAATATCTTCGCTGTCTGTTGTTTCAAGATTTTCGACGTCTGAGTCAGCTTGTAAAATTGCCTTGTCTAATTTTTTCTTAACTTCTTTTTGTGTGATGTCTTTGTCTCTAACAATCTCTCTTCCTTCAGTAGATGTGTATTTTACGTTTCCTAATAATTCTTTATTTGCGAGTCGATCAGCTAAAAATTGTATTGCCCATTTACCTGTTGCTTTAAACTCAGGATTGTGTTCTGCTGTTTCTTTAATTGCTGATTTGATTGCATCTTTAAGTTGTTCCTCATTGTCTATTGTTAATGAGTAAGTGTTGTCGTCATTGTCTTTAAACACTCTTTTAATGATAGAATCAATTATTGCTTTTCTTGATTCAAACCCAAGCTTTTGAAGAGGTCCCCAGTGTTGTGACTTGCCTGGCAACTCTTCAACTTTTTTTGAAATTTTTTCAGACGTACCACCATATGTGTCTAATAATTCAGCAGGAGTATTTTCTACTAAAACACGATTAAATAATTCATCAAAACGTTTTGTCATAAATTTATTTATCAAAAGCAAGCGATTAGTGTAGTGTTACGGCTGAGCCTCCCCTAAAATCTATCTGCACGTTAATGTTAATTTTATTGTCTTTATATAAACTTAAAAACCGATCCAATAAATTTTGAAATAAATCAGCGCTTTGAGCGCAATTCAACCCTAAGCAGTTTTTATTATGTTTGTTGACAATTAAAATATAATCAAAAGATTCTTTAAAAGAGTAGCCACATACTTGTAATGCAAATATAATTGATTTTAAAACAAAGTTTGAGTTTGATGGTAGCGTTTTTAACAAAGTAAAATGATTGTCTTTAGAAAGAAACTCTATAATAGATTGTTTTACTTTGTTAACATCAGTTA